GAATCGACTTACCCGACAGTGTTGATGACTTAGATGAAGTACAAGTAAACATATGGACATGTGGTACTTACTTGTTAAGGGCTGTACTCAATCCATTTACTCCATATAGAATACCATACAATGCTTTCCCATACGAAAGAAACCCATACAACTTCTTTGGTATTGGTGTAGCAGAGAATATGGATGATTCACAACAGATTATGAACGGTCATGCAAGAATGGCTATAGATAACTTAGCAATGTCTGGTTCTTTAGTGTTTGATGTAGATGAGTCTGCTTTAGTTGGTGGACAGTCAATGGAAATATATCCGGGTAAAGTCTTTAGAAGACAAGCTGGAATGCCGGGACAAGCTATACACGGTTTAAAGTTTCCTAATACATCACAAGAAAACTTAATGATGTTTGACAAGTTTAGACAACTTGCAGATGAACAAACAGGTATACCTAGTTATTCACACGGACAAACAGGTGTTCAAAGTATGACAAGGACTGCTTCTGGTATGTCTATGTTACTTGGAGCATCAAGTTTAAATATTAAAACAGTTATCAAAAACCTTGATGACTTTTTATTAAAGCCACTAGGGGAGTCTTACTTCCAGTGGAACATGCAATTCCTAGAAGATGAGTTGGATGTTAAAGGTGATTTAGAAGTTAAAGCTACTGGAACAAATAGCTTGATGCAAAAAGAAGTTAGAAGTCAAAGACTTACTATGTTCTTACAAACTGCACAAAGTCCTGCTATTGCTCCATTTGTTAAGATTTCTAAACTCGTTAGTGAACTTGCCTACAGCTTAGACTTAGACCCTGATGAAATACTCAACGACCCTGAAGAAGCAGCTATCATGGCACAAATAATAGGAATGCAGAATGCTGGACAAACAAATGGCGAGGAAACTCAACCCGGTGGTGAACAGCCCCCAATGGGAGGACCTCAAGGAGTACCTCAACAACCTCAAGAACTTGGAGCTACAGGCACTGGCGGTGGCAACATCGGAACAGGAAATGTACCGGTTGCAGGGGAGAGTGAGTTCTCTGGTACGGTTGGAGCAACTGGACAAGCAGGTTAAAGAAGCAATTAATAGGAAGGAAGAAGTATAATGTTACTACAAGATGATAAAAAAAGAATGGGTTATACAGACGGTGAAAAAGTTGTAGACCCTATGAAAGAAGCTATAAATAATATAATGGGTTTAGGAGTTTCAAAAGAAGAAGTAAATATTATACAAAATAATACTATGTCTTCTCCTGAAGTAAGAAAAATTATTAATAGAGTAGAAAAAGAAACCAGTGCAGAACCCGGAAATGTATTTACTCTTTTTAATGCTGTTGTTAAAAAAGAAGAACCAAGAGTACAGAAAGCCATGGGTAAATTAGTAGGAAATCAAAAAGAAATAGACGCTAATAAAGATGGTGAAATTACTGGTGAAGATTTTAAATTACTTCAAAAAGCTGAAGGTGGGTCAATGGATGACCAAATGTTAATGGTCATGACACCACCAATGGAATCTGAAATGGAACCTGATGGAGAAATGGAAGATAACTACACAAGATTTATAATGGAAGAAGCATTAAGCGAAGAAGAAGAAGATATGCTAACTTCCAAACTAGAACAAGATGAGGAACTATCTATGTTATTTGATAAGATAATAGATGTTGCTCAAGAATTTGCTGGGTCTGGTCCTGTTGAAGGTCCGGGTTCAGGAGTCTCTGACAGTATACCTGCTAGGTTATCTGATGGAGAATTTGTCTTTACTGCAAAAGCTGTAGAAGAAATCGGAGAAGACGCTTTAATGTCTATGATGAAAGATGCTGAAGCTGCTGCAGATGAAAGACAAGGTTTAGCTGAAGGTGGAATATTAGAGCCTGAGAAAGAACCAGAAAGACAAATGAGTCAGACTGGTATACCTCAAGATGACCCTTCTGTTGATGAAGCATTGACAGAACGTGTTATCAGTGGTGATAAGAGATACATCCAAAGCTAAACAAACTAACGATAAAGCCACCCTATTAGCGTAGGCACTTTATCATTTTAATAACCGAAAGGCTACCTTTACAAACAAGCCCTCTAGTCGACATAGAGCTACCTTGTGAAACAAGCCCTGAGTAGGAGAATAGAAAATGACTAATACAGTCCAACAGGAAGAACAAGCGAATCCTTATAACGCAAAGAAAGATTACCACGTAGAAGATAAACCTTTTACCCCTGCTAATCAATTATATTTTGAAGAGCCTTCTGAAAAGAATAAACTCTTTGATAGTGATGACATTACTGAAGTTAAGTCTACAGATAATGTTAAAACAGAAAATCTGGATACTCCTTATAAGAAACCAGATTATAAAAAAAGATATGATGATTTAAAAAAGCATTACGATAGTAAGCTTAACGAGTTTAAATCTAGAGAACAAGAGTTAATTGAAGAGGCTACTAGTAATAGAACCGAATACAAAGCTCCTAAATCTCCAGAAGAACTAGAAGAGTTTAAAAATAACTATCCTGATGTTTACGAAGTTGTAGAAACCGTTGCTCATATGCAATCGGAGACTAAAGCAAAAGTTCTAGAAGAACGCCTTAGTAAACTCCAAGAACGTGAGAATCAGTTAGTACGACAGAGTGCAGAGAAAAGATTAATGGAAAGACATCCTGATTTTGAAGATATCAGAAATAGCGATGACTTTCATGGTTGGGCAAAAGAACAGCCTAAGTCTATCCAAGACTGGATATACTCAAACGCTTCTGATGCTGACTTAGCTTCACGTGCTTTAGACTTGTTTAAAAAGGATTTTGGAATTGAACCTACTAAGACTGAGTCATCTTCTAAACAGACTAGAAAATCTGCTGCTGATATGGTCTCTACTAAAACAAAAAGTATAGAACCTAATCAACAAAAGGTTTGGTCTGAAAAGGAGATTGCTGCAATGAGTGTTGCTGAATTTGATAAATTTGAAAAAGAGATATCAGATGCAATGCAAGAAGGCAGAATCGTAAAATAACTATTATAACTAAAGGAATATATCATGGCTCAATATTTTGAACCCTCAACTGATACCGATGCAAACTTTGCAAACTCCGTTAGTGGACAAACTAATAGTTTCTTCCTACCTTCCATATACTCTAAGAAAGTTCTTAACTTTTTCAGAAAGGCAAGTGTAGTTGAAGCTATTACTAACACCGACTATGCCGGTGAGATATCTGCTTACGGAGACTCTGTAAAAATCATTGGTGAACCAGTAATCTCTGTATCTGACTATACAAGAGGTTCTGACACAACTGCAACTAAACTAACTGATGCTGAAACAACTCTTGTTGTTGATAGTGCTAAAGCTTTCAAATTCATCGTAGATGATATTGAAACTAAAATGTCACATGTCAACTTCAAAGAAGTAGCTTCATCATCTGCTGCGTATGCTCTTAAAGATGCATATGATGCTGCTGTTCTAGCAACTATGTTTGCTGGATGTTCAGCTTCATCACCTGACCACATTATTGGTTCAGACAGTGCAACTGCTGATGCAACATTAGGACACGCTACTAACTCTGTAGACCTATTAGGTTCAGACGGAACTGGTGTAGATGCAATTGACCTTATGGCAAGATTTGCTAAACTATTAGACGAACAAAATGTACCTGAAGAAGGTAGATGGTTCGTAGCTCCTCCTTCATTCTATGAAGAATTAGCTAAAGCTGACTCTAAGTTAATGTCTGTTGACTTTAACGCTGGACAAGGCTCTATCAGAAATGGCTTAGTATCAAGTGGTAAACTAAGAGGATTTGACATGTACAAATCTAACAACGTTGCTGCTACATCTAACGCTACTGGTAAATGTATGGCTGGTCACATTTCATCAACTGCTACTGCTAATACTATTCTTTCAACTGAAGTGTTGAGAGACCCATCATCATTTGGTGATATAGTAAGAGGCTTACATGTCTATGGTGCGAAAGTACTTAGAGATGATGCTTTATGTAGTGCATTCTATGTAATTGACTAAGTTGTCAAACTCGGGGGGTCTTAATTGACCCTCCACTTTTTAAAGGAGATAAATATGCATTGTGGAAGTAACATGAAAAAACGTAAGAAAAAATCTGCTGGTGGAGAAGTAAGAAGTTCTTATAAAAAAGGTGGACAACCTATGTACAAGAATGGTGAATGTCCAAAAGGAAAACCTTGTTAATATGAAAGTTAAAGCACCAAAAGGACACCATTGGATGAAACAAAAAAATGGTACGTTTAAATTAATGAAACACACAGGTAAGTTTGTAAAACATAAGGGTGCAAGTTTAGAAGCAAACTTTCCAATTCAAAAGGTTCATAAAAAATAATGGCTACAACATATCTTGACATAAC